TTTACCAAGACACGCAGAAAAAAGATTATTTGAATGTTTACCCAAGGTATGTGAATATTGGGGAGTTACATCTGAACAAGTATTAAGTAGAAGTAGACAAAGACAAATCATATATGCAAAGCACAGTCTTAGATATTTTTTAAATACTTATGATGACTTATCATCTTGTGATATAGGTACACTAACTAATTGTGACCACTCAAACGTAATACATTCTGTTAAAACATTCGAAAACCTTTGTATTTATGACCAATCGTTTAGAGATTTTAAAGACATTGTTTTAGAAGAAAACGATAGAAATTGGGAGTACAGAACAAATAGGGATATTAAAAAGATTATTCTATCTGATTGTTATATTTCTAAAAAAGTTGATTTAATCAAAAAATTATTTAAGAAAGATGAAGATAGATAGAATAGACGTTTGTCACGAGACGATCCAAGAGGAAACCAATGAAAGCGTAATAGTATCTGTAGTATCAACAGATAACAAAGATGAGTTTCAAATTAGGTTTCACTTGAATTATCACGAGGAGCTTAGTCCACTTGTAGGATTATGTGTAGATGAGATGAATAAGACTCCCCAAGCAAGAGAATTTTTTTTAAAGGTCGTAGACCAATATTATGAGCAATTTTAATTATTAATTTTAACTAAACACGAAAAGGATGAGAGATTTATCTTTAAAAGGCGAGATTACAAAAATCGCTAAACTAGAAACTGGAACGTCTAAGGCGGGAAAGGAATGGAAAAAGTTAGGGTTCGTTATCACCACAGAAGGTGAGTACCCTAAAGATGTTTACTTCACAGTATTTGGTGAAGAGAAAACAGCAAACTTTATGACTTACAATAGAGTTGGTCAAGTTGTAGAGGTATTCTTTAATATCAATGCAAGAGAATTTAACAACAAATGGTACACGGATCTTGGTGCGTGGAAAGTAGTTAGTGAAAAGATTACTGAGTCTAATACTCCTGTAACAGAGACAGCTTCTGCTGACGGATTCCACAAAGTTAATGAGGACTTACCATTTTAATTAATAACGAAGGTGTGGGTGATTAACTGTTAAACCCTTATAATCTCAGCTACAGAGTGCGATGTTGCAGAACCAAACCTGAGAACCTTTTATTATAGCTCTCCTTATTTACTATTTACGAGTTTTAGGATTTAATTTGCAAAGGAGAGTTTAGTACGTGAGCAAGCTACGTGAACGCTGCAAAACATACGAGAGTGGGCTGCGTGAGTGCTACATATCTAAATCCTAGCTATAAGCAATAAGGGCTAGGTTGTTCTGGTACAAGGGGAGACAAATAAACTTGGTCGTCTATGCGGCTCCCCTTTACTTTTTTTCTTAACCAAAGAAACACGAAAATTGAAAATGGCAAAAAGATTTACTGACACAATGAAATGGAACGAGGATTGGTACTTAGACCTAGCCTTAGTTGACAAGTTATTTTGGATTTATATTTGCGATAATTGTGACCACGCAGGTATATTCAAACCAAATAAAAGAATGTTTGAGTTGCTGATTGGAGGCAAGATTGATGTAAGGAAGTTTCTACAAACTATAAACCAGGACAAAGCGAGAGTTTGTGTTCTAGGTAATGGAAGATGGTTTCTTACAGGTTTTATAGAGTTTCAGTACGGCAATAAACTCAACCCAAATAATAGAGTTCACAAGTCTATATTAAAGTTGTTAAATGAAAACGATATTAGTTTAGATGTTGCTAGTAACAGAATTAGTTTAACCGAACCTATTAATAATAAAAGAAGTATTCCTGAGTCCACTCAAGAGGTTGTAACATTCTTCTTAGAGAAAGGTAGCAACAAGAAGGAAGGAGAAAGATTCTATTATTACTACGAGTCTCAAGGGTGGCGAGTAGGTAAGAATCCAATGAAAGATTGGAAGATGGCAGCTTCAGGGTGGATCTCAAGGAAGAAAAAAGACTTACCCGACTCTGATTACTTAGGAGGTCAATTAAACGCTATGAAGAACTAAAATGGCTCTTTATAAAGTAACCTCTAAACAAGAGGTAACCGATTATTGTAAAGACATTTACTCTAATGGTTACACAAAGGGTCTTACAACAGGTATAAAACCTTTAGACCCTCACTACACTTTCCGTAAAGGTGAACTAACTATAATGACTGGGTTCGCTAATATCGGGAAAACCACTACACAACTTTTCTTAATGATGATGGCATCTAAGCTTTACGATTACAAGTGGCTTATGTATTGTCCTGAGAACGAACCTATCGGTGATTTGATGATAGATATAGCTGAGATGTATTGTGGTAAGACAGCCGACAAAGATTTTAACGATAGGATTAGTCAAGATAATTATTTAAGGGCTATCGAATGGGCTTATGACCATTTTACTGTGCTTACATTTGAAGAGACACCAAGCGTAGAAGATGTGTTAAACTCGTTTGAAGAGTATATGCAAGTAGCTGAGATAGATGGCATATCTATAGACCCTTTAAACGATTTAAAAGCACCTAACAAGACGAATAAATACGATTACTATTATGATGCTTTAAGTAACATAAGAAGGTTTATAAAGCGTCATAATGTAATGTTTTATTTAGTGGTTCATCCAGGTACTGCAGCCAATAGAAGAAGAAACGAAGATGGTACTCGACCTGCTCCGAATATGAGCGATGTAGAGTTTGGTGCTATGTTTGGAAATAGGGCAGACAACTTTCTTGTGTTCCATCGTAACCCACAAAGTGAGAAGTGGAATGTTACTGAGATACACGCACAGAAGATTAAGTTTCAGAAGTTAGTCGGAGTACCTACACCTGAGCTTACACCTGTCTGTTTGTTTTATTCTTACAGTTTGCGTAGGTTTAGATACCTTAATGAGAACGGAACTTTAATTGATCCGATACAAGAAACGATAATCAAAAGACCAACTAACGATATATTTTAGAAATTATGCCCGACCAAATTACACTAAAAGCAATTAATTTATTGCGAGAAGCCGACCCGAATTTAGACGAGATGAATAGTCTTGATAAGTTTATAGCACATCAAAACGAGGTGATTAAGATGTTCAAGCAATTTAAGGGACATCCACAAGCTGAGAAGTTAAAGCCTAGATTAAAGGTGTTCGAGGAAAGTGCATTAGCATTTACTTGGGTACACACACAAATGATGGCTTATAAAAGAGAAAAGCTTTTAGCCAATGCCAATGAAATGGAGATGGCTAATGCTGTTATAGAACTTAAAAGTGAATTAGATATATTAACTAAATTAAATAAAAGTGACTGAAAAAGAACTAAACTTGTTAGACCGATTCGCTAGTAAGTATAAAATTGATTGTGTCCCTTGTGAGGGAAAGTATGATTTTTGGGATTTTACCTACGAATGGGATGATAGGAAGTTCTATTGCGAGATGAAACAAAGAAATTTTACTTTAGATACAGCTAAGAGTAAATATCCTGAAGGATTAATACTAGAGATGCACAAGTACGAAAGGATATTAAGAAAGACTAAAAATGAAAAAGCAGCTCAAGGTTTGTATATTAACTTCTTTGATTGCGATTCTGTGTTAGTATTCAATTTAAACAAAACTAGAATAAGTAACTGGGTTTGGAGGACAATGCCTGAATCTACTGACTTCGGTAGAAAAAGTTTTGTTTATAAGTATATTACTTTATTAGAGTATGATAAAGGAAAAGTTTTGTATATTTGAGCGTTCTTACGTTTTTTGCATAGTTCGTAAGTTTTTTGGTTAGAAATGAAGAAAGGATGTCTATTTGTAGATGTCCTTTTTTTTTGTACTTTAGCGAGTGTTATGGCAAAGTTTAAATGTAATAAGTGCGAAGAAGTTAAAGAGCTGTTAAGTTATTCGATTAAGGTAATTGATGATAAGGTAGTTAGTCCCGAAGCGATTTGTTGCGATGAGCATATGGATCGTGTAAAGGAAGATAATGGATTCGGAGGTATTATAAAGAAGCCTAACGGAACTGTAAGTGGAAAGTTTTAACCAAAGAGATTATGAGTAGCATAGAAGAACAAGTTTGTTTTAAGATTTTAAAGCGTTCTGATGTAGGTAAAAAGAAATATGGCACTACGATGGAGCGAGAAGATTTAAGTAAGTTAGATTGGCTTAAACACGCTCAAGAAGAAGCGATGGATTTAGCTGTGTACTTACAAAAGTTAATCGATCTTGAGGAAAAGAAGCCGTTTAAGTACGAGTGGAATATGACTAAGCCTAGTGGTTCTGATGACCACAACAGAAAGATGCTTGACCTGGAGATAGAAAACTTAGGAAAAGAAAAAGAGGACAATTAGTCCTCTCCTTGTTCTTCTTCATCTGTAGAATCCACTATCCAATTTCCGAAGATTTCTTCTGCTACCTCTTCGGGTGTTTTTTTGCTTCCTTTATCCATTCTGTAGGTATATATTTGTTAGCCCATTTTATGTTATTCTTATCGCACCATTGGGCATAAGTTGTGCGACTATTCTTATTTAACTTATTGTTAGGTCTCATAAAGACCATTCGTATATCTAAGTCAGGGTGTTGTGCTATTACCAGTAACATCTTCTTCCTATCCTTAGAGGTGAACCTTCCCTTTAGTTCAATAACGATTCCGTTTGGGAGTATAATATCAGGAATATATTTTCGCTGTTCGGAAATCTCGTAGTAAAGATTAATAGTTTCATACTCAAAAGGGACTTTACTTTTATGCAATTTAGAACAAACATCTTCTTCATATTTACTTCTATATCTATTGTTGTCTATTTTCATAATATGTCTTTTTATTGTGGCAACTGTGACACAATCCTTGTAGATTAGATTCGTCTAACTCAGCTCCATTTTTTTTAATCGGCACAATGTGGTCGACTACATCAGCAGGTTTAACTATATCCTTATCTAAACAATGAACGCACAAAGGGTTCTTATCTAATACAACTTTCCTTAACTTTCTCCAGGCACTCTTTCTGTAAAAAGAAGTGTCACCTCCCCAAGACTTGTTTTTCTCAGCCTTAGTTCGTCTATCTCTTGGTTTAGGAAGCCAAGGCATAATTTATCTTACTTAGATTTAGACTTAGACGATCCACCGAAGAAGAAGTCTATAATAGTGTTTACTTTACTTGACATAGCACCGAATACACTACTAACAAATCCTATCTCGTAATCTGATAGCTCTAGGGTATTTAACACAAAGAACTTAAACATCGTGTAAGATAAAAAGAAATAAGCACAAGTAAAGATGATAGCCAATATTTTTTGTATAAAGCTATCGTCCATAAACATTGTTCTAGCACTACTTCTGTCCTGAACCTCAAGAGCAAACATTTCCTTCTCGTGTTCTTGTATAACTTTTTCAAACTCATTTTTAAGTTTTAATCGTTCTTCATCAGTTGTTACTACATCGTCTATTATAGTAGAAGCTTGTCCTACTAAACTTTTAAGAATATTCTTTATCATAATGTAATTATATCAGGTGCGTATCGGTACTTAGTATCACCATCTTTATCTTTATAGGCTTCTAATACTTCTCGTCTGTTGTTAGATTTTTTAAGAGATATGTGAATCCAAGCAAAATCAAATTCATTTATCATTTGGTCGAACTCAACTGCATTGTCTATAATCCAGTCGTAAACTTCTTTATTACACATTTTGCCTTCTTTCCAAAATTGTATATCAAGTGCTTCGCCTTTACTATGCTGTGACTTAGTGCTTCCACCAATAGCACGATTGAGTTCCTTGTTGCGATAACCACTACTAATCCTGATAGGACCAAGATGGTTGCGAAGAGGCTGTAAAATATTTGTAATAAGCCTTTGGATATTCTCCAAGTCTTTTTTTGTCGGTTCATTATCTATTCCAAGTCTTTTGGCTGTGTTACTTCGAGTAATCTCTGATAACACAAAGTTTTTACTTAATCTCATTGCTCACTTTTTGCTTGTTTAATTTCTAAATCTTTAACTACTTTGCGTAGATTATCTACTTCTTTTTGTATATAGTTTATTTTTAAATCTTGTTTAGCATCATCAGGTAAAGCACCCATTTCACCTCTAGGCCATTTAACTCTAAATTCGTGATTAAGTGCTACATCATCTTGCATACGCATAACATCTAGCTGTAACTGAGAAATTTCTGCTGTCAATGTAAACCATATACCTGCAAGAGAAATAATACCTGCTACAATACCTATCAAACTTTTTATATCTAAATGGATCTTAGAGCTTTCATTTAAATCAAAAGTATCTTGTATCTCTTTACTCATTTCTCTTTGATTTGATTAGCAGCTAACAATAATTCTATCTTGTGTAGCTTAGTCGATATATCTGCTAAGATAACCTTTAATTCGTTATCAGATTGC